GTGCAACGTTTTTCTGGATTATGAGAATCGAAATAACCTGAAAATTCATTAAGATCATCCATTACATAGCCACTTTCACGTTTAATTATATTATTAATAGAATTCAGATATTTAATATGTATTTTCCCAGTAACATCGTCACCAGCAATTTGAAGGAAACTATCTTTTATAACAGATTTAGGCATAACTTTATTCATTGCTGTGGAAAGTGTACCATAACTACATAGAGTAGTTAATATACTTGTAAATGCATTTCCAGTTGCAAGTCCTTTTGTTATTTCATAAACTAAACCACTACCAGGAAGTACAAATCTTTTATATAAAATACCACTAATAATATAAATGAATAGTTTATCCAGTTTATCACACTCAGGATAACACAAACGTAACATAGCCATTCCAGCAACAACAGAATTTTCCTTTACGTGATTATCATGGCCTGAAAAATCAGGATTAATATTAATTTCGTTAACTTTACATTTCATATTTTTAATATATTCTTTATAATTGCTATTTCCATTAATACGTCCTCCATAATTAAAACCACAATTTAATTTTTGTAAACTTTCATTAATTGGTTTCACTAAAGATTGACCGATAAGAACCGGAATATCTTCAGGAGCACAAATAACTCGAGTTTTTAAATTTTTATTGCCCTCAATATTACCCGTGGAAATTCTTTTCTCCCGCCCACCAATATCAGTTAGAGATTTATCAACAGTATAATCACTCCGTGACATAATCTCGTTAACATAATAAAGTGCTGCAGGTTTAGTTCGGGTTGTTGATAACTTCCTTTTGCTAGAAATTAAACGACTTGTAAGATATCCTGAACTGGCCTTTGGGTTAATTGCCATATTAAGAATAGTGGTCGGATCATAACTGGTTAATTCAGGTAGGACAAGATCTATACCTACTCTAGAAAAATAACCATCGATTATATCTTCAACACTAAACTGTTCCGGCTTATTATTTTGGCTCATCTGGACAAGATTATTCTTCGCATAAGCCCAATCACCACTGTAAACAGAGGTTTCTAGTATATTATTGTTATTAACGAAAATATTGAAATTCCTACTTAAATATTGAATAGTTGTCAAATCTTGGAAATACTTCCTTTTATTCGAATGTTTGGTCCTATTAGAATCACGTACAACGCCAACAATTCTAGAATATTCGTTAATCGGTAAGGGAAGGTTATTAGAAACGTAGTCACCTGTTTTCCTTGTTCTATTAATACAATCCTTAAGATTTAAATTTCTACTTTTAATATATTTTTTATTGATACTAATAACATCATCCACTATTGAAAAAT